GTATTTAGAATTTCTGGTGTCTTAACTGGGGAAACAACGCACGAACAACCTACCAGTCTGGGTAGTGTCCTTCTCTTGCCAGTCTTTTATTTTTTCTTCTTGCTACTATTCTTTTTATTGTGCAGTCCTTACATTCGTATGAGTAGGCAGAAGGCAATCCTTTCTTTTGTCTTCTTGACATGTAAAAATCTTCCAGTAGATTCTTGATTTGTTTACAAGTTCTACATTCTCTGTCTTTAAATAATAAATGCTCTAACTCAAATTGATTATCAAGATCCATTAATATTCTGGAAGCATGTATGTAACAGACTCTTCCTTATCTCCATACCAAAAAGATCCTTCTGCATCTACAAATGTGTCATCTCCTAAACCATCGTCTACAAAACCAAATGGTGCCATGTCTTGTTCTATTTGATTTTTTTGTTCTTCGTATATTCTTCTTCTAATATCTGTATCCGTCATCTCTTTAAAATAATCTTGCATCACTAACCATGCAAACAATACCATACACATGACTAGATCATCGTGATAACCTTCGTCTGCTTCCCATGCTTGCTTCTTTTGTATAAACGTAGTAAGTTCTTGAAGTATATCAAAATCTTGAAACACTAGTTTATCTTCTTCTATAATTGCTTTTAGATTAGAGCATCCTATCTTCTTGACAGTGATACTCATCTTTACACCTAACTGTGTTTTTGTACCTGAGAATCCTTGTCCCACTACCTGTCCTGCTCTACCACGCATAGCACACATTAATACGTTAGGGTATTCCAAATCGTAATTAAGTGTAGCTGCTATTGAATCTCCTATGTCATTTACTTCTACTAATATGTAAGGGTTTGCATATTCCTTCGCTACTTGAAAGATTACCGAGGGAAACAGTACAGGTTTAATCTCATTATTTCTGTACTTCGCAACGATCTGATACGGGAGAGTGGTGATATCAAACACGAGGAAAGCAGAATAGTCGCCACCAATTCCTCTGGCAACATCAACAGTAATAATGTATTCGTGATTTTCTTCTGCTCTCTTATAAACATCAAGTCCAGCATTGCTTGTTATTGGGTCATTGAACGGAATGCATTGTAATTTTGATGGACTGATAAGTGTATCAGCAGAACCTAGGAAGTCGCATTCAAACTCCTGTGCAAACTGTCTCTTTGATGTATTCTTTATCGTCTCCTCTTTCCACTTAGCATCTCTGCCAGGCACTTGAGACCAATGTACTTCGTTAGTTATATAACCATTCTTATCGTTTCTAGCATCCTCCCACATCTTATAGAAGTGGTTCATACCATTGGGAGTGGATATGATTATAACTTTTGTTGACCTACCAGAAGTAATAGTAGGATAAACAGATGCAAAGAATTGCTCCGCAACATGGTTTGGAACGAACGCAAATTCATCGAGGAAGAGGATATTGAACGACATGCCTCGGACAGCACTTGCAGACGTAGAAGCAGCCAGTATCTTTGATCCATTTTCAAGTTCGACATTACCTTTATTCCATACTAAAATACCATGTTGCATCCACTTCGGTAGATTCTCATATGCGAGTTGTAGTCTACCTAGAAGTTCCCTAGCGGTAGAAGCTTTGTTTGCAAGTATACCAATGTTAACACTATCGTAGAAGATAGCATAATAAAGAAGATAGGCGACCACAGTGGTTGACTTACCAGTTTGCCTAGGAAGTTTTGCAATGTTGAATCTGTTTTCATGAAAGTCTTGTAAGATTTTTTTCTGGAAATCGTACATGTCAAAAGGCACTAGACCTTCATCAAGAGAAATGATCTTTATATAATTGGTAGCAAAATAGATTGGATCTGATTTACACTTGACCCATTCTTGTACTTGCTTTTTTGTAAACTGTAACTCAGTACCCGCTTTCTTTAGATTCGGGTTACCAAGATATACATCATTAGTTGCCATACTTTATTTATCGTCAGGGTCTTCCAACGGTTTAAAAACTAACAACTCGTCTCCATCCTGTACGTCTCTCATCTCAGGATGTCTACTATAAGATTTTTTAATTGGATTGTCAAGACTTTGTAAAGTAGAGGTCATCATCTTCCACATGAATGCGAAAGTAGCACCAAATACTCCTATAAAAAATACAAGATATACAAAGACTGTAATCTCATTCATGTCTTTCTATGTGTGTAAAAGAATATTCTAGTAACATGGCATAGAACTGATTCTTCATTTCTTCTAGATATTCTGGTTTATCTTTTGTATAACCATTTTGTAGAGCAAAATCTATTACACGATGCAATGTCCTGACATCAGTGATGCCAATTTCAAGATGGACATTCCAATCATTGTCAATAGGTTGTTCTTCTATGTTCATTAGTATTTAAAGCAATTACTGCTGTCTCTACCCTCTACATATTTTTCCAACGCTTCTAATCTACCATCAAGTTTTTCAATAGCATCCAACTCTTGTTCTACCGCACCAACGATATCTGTATGCTCACCTATTCCAACAGGATTATGTAGGTACACATCAATGTTTACCAAATGTTTTTTAATTTCACTATTAGCAGCTGCTTTAATAGCTTCTATCATTCTAGTTTTCATGTTCATTATTCAATAAGTGTACCAAAAGATCTACGTATCTCTCGTAGTTCCTCGAAATTTTTTTGTTTAGTACCACCATCGTAGCACCACGCATATCCTTCGTCAATCATTTGTTCGTTAAGGGAGACATCACTGTCACCAATATATAACCAACCAAGAAGTCTACCGTATTTACCAACACCACCTTTCAGTTCTGTTCGTATAGAGAGTTCGTCGTCTCCTGCTATTGTTTCTTCTAATTTGTCTTTCAACCAATTAGTAGCATCTATTCCTAGTGCTTTTTCCTCAAGGTCACGAGTCCTCTTTTCTGGCGTATCCACTCCAGCAATTCTGACTCTTTCCTTTTTGTATAGGTCGAAACCCAGATCAATAGTAACGTCAATAGTATCGCCATCTAGTACCTTATCTATTTGTGTAACTCTAAAATTATAACAACTTTTCCGACTAGGCGGTGTCATCGCTGCCATTACGAATCTCCATAATTCTACCTATATTTATCATGGATCAAATGCACCAAATGCTAGTATAATCAGAACAAGTATTGTTATATAAACAGCTGCGTGATATATCATGATTTTATATGAATGTCATATGCTATAGATATTCTCTCGTTCACAGATGGTTTTGCTCTGTGATATAGCATTGAATTGAATAGTATCAGATCTCCAGATCTAACTGGTAATTCATAGAAACTAGAGTTGTAGCAGTTCATGTCATGCACATCTTCAATAGGAACATGTGATAAAAAGTAATCGGAGAATGGAGAGAAAAATTGTATCACTCCATCAGTAGATAGTGGATAGTAAACAGCAGATAGAAAACTGTTTCTATGATTATGTGGTTCCTCTATATCGTTATTGATATTGTAATTGTACCAGATTTTTTTTATCTTCAATTCCTTACCTTTGCATGTTGAATCTAAGATGTGTCTACCTTTCTCTAAGACATGATGATTTAACTCTGACAAGATCGTATCAGAAATATCTAAGTATCTTTGATCTTTAAACTTAGATAACTTTTCATTATTAATATCACTAAGATTAAATTGGGATAATCCAACTCCAAACAATAAAGTATTATACGTCATGTCATTCCAAAAAATATAAGTCCAAAAGCAACAAACACCATAATCCCCATTGAGATTACGGTGTTATAAAACCATCTTGGTATGTCATTCATATTACCTGTATGACACCATTACAGTCAGGAAAATCTTGGAATAGTTTCTTTTCTATTCCTTGTTTTAATGTCATGGCACTCATAGCACAACTAGTGCATGCACCACCTAGTCTAACCTTTACAAATTTTGTATCTTCTTCTATCTCTACAAATTCTAGAAACCCACCGTCTGCCTCTATGTAAGGAGCAATCTCTGCTAGAGATTCCATTACGTTTCTATTTGTTAGTTCCATCTTGTGTCATCCAATCGAGTACCTCTGATGGAAGTTTACCCACTCTTGGGTCACTGTCCTTGACTGTGTGTGGATCCATCTCACCCTTGGGTAGATAAGTAAGTTCACGCAATGACCTAACTGCGGGATTGCTTGTAACATTAGTGGGAAGTCGTCCAAGAGCGACATTATCATAGTTAAGTTGATGCCTGTCAAATGTAGCGAGTTCATATTCCTCCGTCAT